CACTGGTGTCCTCCACAACCCCCCAATTTATACCCTGCCAAGGCTCACCGGACTCCGCCTTGGCTTATATGGCTTTGGAGGTTTTTTGTGGCTAATGCTGGCCGTAAAAAAGGCTCCGACACGGATCAAGCGAAGAAGGCCTTTCTAGAGCTTTTCAAAGATGGCATGACTATCGCTAACGCAATGAAGGCTGTGGATCGTTCCCTGTCTACCTATGAGCGTTGGCGGCGGGATGACGAAGAATTCGTGGCCGCGGTGGAGCGGGTCCGTAATCTTCGTAACGGCGTGGCTGGACCTAAACCTGAACGTGAGGTTCTATCCTTTCCTGAGTTTAGCGAGAAGTATCTTGACGCCAAAGTTTTCCCCCACATGCAGAACGTGGTGGATTTGATCGAGGGACGCGACCCTAGCTGGGTGCACCCGAGCATGGTGTTTGAGAAGGGTGAACGCGATCTGGTCATGGTGAACATGCCACCGGAACACGCGAAAACTACTTCCATCACGATCAACTATGTCGTGTACCGGATTTGTATGGATCCGAACATCCGTGTCATCTTGGTGTCGAAGACGGCTGAGATGGCTAAGAAGATGCTGTACGCGATTAAGACCCGTCTCACCCATCCTCGCTATGAGGCCATGATTGAGGCGTACGCCCCCCTAGGTGGGTTTGATAAGGATTCTGAAGCGTGGAATCAGACAATGATTTACGTGTCAGATAATGCTCGTGATTCTGGCGAGAAAGACCCAACTGTCCAAGCACTTGGTATTCGCGGCCATATTTATGGTGCCCGTGCCGATTTGATTATTTTGGACGATACAGTTGACTTAACTAACGCTCACGAGTTTGAGAAGCAGATTGACTGGTTGCAGTCGGAAGTTATTTCCCGTATTTCAGCATCCGGTTCAATGCTTGTCGTGGGTACCCGCCTCGCCTCGAAAGACCTGTATAGGGAACTTCGGGACGAGAGCCGGTACCCCGATGAGGCTTCCCCATGGTCCTACCTGTCCATGCCGGCAGTGCTAGAGTTTAACGATAAGGTGGAAGACTGGGTTACGTTGTGGCCTAGATCAAACCAGCCAGAGCCGGGTTCTAAAGCGGATGTGCAGGAAGCCGACGAGAACGGGTACTATCCGAAATGGGATGGTCCACGTTTATCTAAGAAACGTCGCAGGGTTTCCCCTCGCGCTTGGGCTATGGTGTATCAACAGCAGCAAGTGTCTGAGGATGCGATTTTTTCACCTGAAGCGGTGAAAGCTGCGATTAACGGTAACCGTATGGCTGGTCCTATACCGAAAGGTATGGTTGGGCAGCGTATCAATGGTATGGATGGTTTAATCATTGTGGCTGGCCTTGACCCTGCTACTTCTGGTCATACTGCCGCTGTGGTGATGGGTCTTGATATACAAACCCAGAAACGATACATGCTGGACGTGTACAATAAGGCTGGTATTACACCTGAAGCCATGCGGGACATGATTAAAGACTTCACTATGAAGTATCGTATTAGTGAATGGCGTATTGAACGTAACGGTTTCCAAGGTTTCCTTGTCCACGATAGGGAGTTGAACGAGTTTTGTTCCTCCCGTGGCACTATCATCAGGCCTCATTTCACTGGGCAGAATAAACATGACACTGATTTCGGTGTCGCTTCAATGACTTCACTATTCAACAACTGGGAGAATAAACACCAGTTGATTGAATTACCGTCAACGCATGGTCAAGAATCATGTAAACAATTAGTGGAACAGTTAGTGACTTGGGCACCTGATGCGCCGAAGACACAGAAAACAGATATCGTGATGGCAATGTGGTTTGCTGAACTTGCCTGCCGGGACCGTGTAGTGATGAACTCGTCATACACAAGATCGCATGTTAAGAATAGTTTCCTTACACCGTGGGATCGTAGGCAGCAAACAACTGTGAGTCTTATTGAAGCTGAAGCGGCTAACGCTTTCACCACTATCGGTGCTTGAAAGGTTTATGAATGAGTGTAATGTTTAACGAGACACCTGACACAGGTTCCGATAATCCTCGTTTACGGGAAATTCGTGCACAGTATGAGAGATTAAAGTCTGCTAATGCTGCCCGTGACGGTCGCATGCAGGATGTTCTTGCTGTACGGCAGGGACGTATGCGTGACGTTTACCCTGATCTTTTCCCTGAGGGTCCTTTCGATAAGGGTATTGTCGCTAACATGGTCGATGTTGCGGCACGCGACCTTGCCGAAGTGCTTGCACCGTTGCCTTCATTCAACTGTTCATCCAGTAAAATGATTTCCGATGCTGCCCGTAATTTTGCGGAAAAGCGTACACGTATCGTTAACGGATACTTAGACCATTCCGAGGTACAAACACAAATGTACACGGCAGGTGACCGTTATTTCACGTACGGTTTCGTGCCATCCATGATTGAAGTGGACACTGAGCAGCGTATTCCACGTATCGTGTTCATGGACTCTATCGGTGCTTATCCTTTGTTTGACCGTTGGGGTCAAGTTAAGGCAGCGTTCTTCTCGTTCTACAAGAACCGTGACGAACTTGTAGCCATGTATCCGCATGCTGAAAAGATTATTCAAGGTAACTCGTATTCAGGTAACGAGCTTGTTGAGGTTGTTCGCTACCATGATGCGAAGGTTGATCTTCTTTTCCTACCCACACGTAACGGTATTGTTCTTGAATCAGCAAAGAACCCTATCGGTGAATGTCTAGTTGAGTGGACTAAGCGGCCCGGTGTTGATACAGAATCACATGGACAGTTCGATGACGTTCTCGCCGTGCAGGTTGCTAAGGCACGTTTCGCATTACTGTCGTTAGAGGCTGCACAGAAAGCGGTACAGGCACCTATTGTTCTGCCACCTGACGCACAAGAACTATCGTTAGGTCCTGATTCGGTTATTCGTACCGCTAACGGTGAACGTGTACGTCGTGTACCTATCGAGGTTCCACAGTCAGCGTTTGCCCAGCAGGGTGTGTTGGATCAGGAACTGCGTCAAGGTTCACGTTATCCGAATGCTCGCGGTGGCGAGATTGATGCTTCTGTTGTTACTGGTCGTGGTGTGCAGGCTCTCATGTCGGGGTTTGATACACAGATCCGTACCGGACAATCCATGTTTGCGCGTACGTTCCAGAATCTTATCCGTAAAGCACTCAAAGTTGATGAGATGCTTTTCCGTTCTGAAACTAAAACACTTCGCGGCAATAGTGACGGTACACCGTACGAGATCCGTTACGTGCCCGAGAAGGACATTAAAGGCGACTACACTGTTGACGTGCAGTATGGTTTGATGGCGGGTCTTGACCCGAACCGTGCACTCGTGTTTGGGTTGCAGGCCCGTGGTGATCGTTTGATTAGCCGTGACTTCCTTCGCAGGCAGATGCCTTTCGCGTTGAACGCGACCGAGGAAGAACAACGTGTTGATGTGGAAGAAATGCGTGACGCATTAAAGCAGGCTGTTGCTGGTTATGCACAGGCTATTCCTGTTCTTGCACAATCAGGTCAAGATCCCGGTCAGATTCTTGCACGGTTATCAACAATTATTCTTGGTAGGCAGAAAGGTCAACCTATCGAGAAGGTGGTTAATGAAGCATTCGCTCCTGAACCACCCCCCGAGACCACCCCGCCGGGGGTTGAGCAACTTGGTCCGGAAAGCCCAGAAGCAATGATGCAGGGTTCCGCAGGTGAGGTTCCCCCCGGTGGCGGTGCTGAAGGTTTAGCATCTAGTGGTTTGATGCGTGGTGTTGCACCCGGTCAAGCTGGTATGCCTGCTGGTGGTCGACCTGATCTTCAAATGTTGCTCGCTGGTATTGGCGCGGGTGGAGAAGCAAATCTTAGCGCAAGCGTAAGTCGAAGGATGCCTGTCTAGTGAAGACTTGTCCCGAGTGTTCTTGTAACGAAAACGAAACAGCATTTATTAAAGGTCGCTCACGTTGCAAGGATTGCCACAACGGACACAAGCGAAAGACTGAAAAGATTTCCAATAAAGAGTATAAGCGTAAACTTAGAGAAAATCCTGAGATTTATGCTAAGATGCTTTCGCAGAACTCTAAATGGCGTTACGGGATTGACCATGCTGAGCGAGACGCTATGCTTGCTGAGCAGGGCGGTGTTTGTGCGGTTTGTGGCACAGATGAGCCTTTAGGTCGTGGATGGATTGTTGACCATGATCATTCCTGCTGTTCCGGCATTAAGTCTTGTGGTAATTGTGTTCGTGGAATACTTTGCCATAAGTGTAATCTTATGCTTGGGCAAGCAAATGACAATATTGATACGTTGACTTCTGCTATAGCATATTTGCTTTCAGATAAAAACATGCTCATGGC